CATGGATAGTGAGATAAGGACTCATATTAATTATTCCAAGTGTTGCGTTGATTGTGACATTGAGGAGATACATGAAAAACATCTTGAGAAGATAGATGAACTTCCTGAGCCTGCAGAGGATTGGGAAGAAAAGACTGAAGAGAATCTTCCGGTTGTTTCTAATATGGAATGTTGGCCAGCGGCCGAGGCTGTTGTTGATAATGCAGCTGATGGTTTTATCCGGCGTAGATCTCGTCAAGTCAAGATGAAGTTTCTGGCGATGCTTGAGTTAATTAAGACTTATAAAGTGGAATTGGCAGCTTTGGCTGGCATTGCCACTTTAGGAGTTTATTGTGCTCATTTGGCTTTACGAAAGAAGGAGACTACGGTGACGGAAGTCAATGCGGTATTGAATCCAGTTGCTCAGGAATTTCCAAAAGCGTTTGTTGATCGTTTTGGAATTAAAGAGGCTTCTGCAGTTGAAGTCCCTAATCCTCCGAAGTATCCAAACACTAGTAGAGCTTATGCGACTATTTCAGATGTTTCTAAAACTACTGCATTTACAGATTTGGTAGCTTTGGTTAATCATAATACAGTTCAATTTTACTCTACTGATGAGAGGAAATTTGGTACTGGCGTTTTCTTGTCACCTGAACTGATGTTGGTTAACAAACATACTATTGATGTTTTTGTGAATGATGGAATGATGAAGATTAAGAAACGAGCCGATAATGACTTGAAGTATTATTTCACTTTTGAGAAGTTTGTTTTCGAAGGTGATATAGCTATAGTCAAAGTCCCAACTTTTCCAGCTAAGAATATTATCAAGCATATTGCCAACTCTGTTGGAAGTAATATGGACATTGTGGTAAACAATGTGCGCACGAAAGCCCAAAGAGTTAAGATCGATTTTAGGAATTTTCTTGATAAGCAGGTTCACGAAGTTTTGTCACACCCTGTTCAGTTAGGTTATGGCATGTGTGGAACTTTGGCCGTTGCCGATATTGAAGGCAAAGGAGTCATAGTTTCCCTTCATGTTGCTAGATTGGGAGATGGAACTAGTGCTGGGTGGATAATGGACTCGGCACAGATAGATCGATTGGTTAAAGCTTTGAATGTAGTACCCAGTGACTCATTGGCCATGAAGGTGGTTGATAAAGTCGAAGGGCTCTATGTTAAGAGCAAGTTTAGAGCTGCCAAGGGAGTTTCGATGTGTATTCTTGGTACCTTTGAGAAAGGAACTAAACAAGCCAAATCTGAATTAAGGGAGACTGAGCTAGTTGATTTAGCCCGGCGTAATATGACCATAGAAATGGTTATTCCCAGTTTGCAGATTGATGGAGTTATGGTTGATGGAGAGTGGAAAGCCCCATACATACATAAATTCAAAGGTATGTCCACTGAGCCCAGATCATACATCATGCTTGAGTTGTATCGAGCTAGGAGAGATTATTTGGATGGAATGCCAGTCGTTAAGTTAGATCCACTTCCCTTTGATCAGTGTGTTAATGGGGTTGTTGGTGATCATTTGTTGAAAGCTATGAATCTCAAAACTTCAGCTGGCATTTTTGGAAGATTTTATCCTGACAAGAGTTTTCTTTACGACCGTAAGGTTGTTATGAAGGAATTTCTTGAGAGATTGGTTGAATATACGGAAGCAATTAGATATCATGTCATTGCGGAGCATTTGAAGTTCGCTCTTAAAGATGAGCTTATCGAAAAGAAAAAGGAGTTGATTAAGAAGTATAGATTTTATGGTTAATGATAACCTTAATCTATTTGCTATGCGTTGTTTTCTAGCTCCTATAGTTGCCCACATGTACCGTAACAAGAAGTTTTTTGAAACATATGGAGCATTTAATCCGGCCTCATTGGAGTTTGGAGAAGCCTATTTAGCTCAGAAAGCTATGGGCTTCTTGGTCATGGCGGATGTAAAACATATGGATTCTTCGCATAGAGCAATCTTGATTGATGAGGTTGCTGAGGTATTTGAAATTGCTACGGAATGTGGTTACAACCAAGATGCTGTTCAAGTTGTGAGAAACCTCATACGTGGGATTATCTTTTCGGTAGTTGAATTGAACGGAGATTTGGCTTTCTTTACTGAAGGTATGGGATCTGGAACTTACGTGACTTTTATTGTAAATTGCGTAGTGCTTTGCCTGCTGTATAGAGTAGCTTGGTTTCGTGTGTCTCGTGACACTTTTAGAGATCATAATGTTCTTATGACTGGTGGAGATGATTCAACTCTTGGTACTGATAATCCAAAATATACTGGAAAACTTTTGTTTGAGGCTTTTGCTGATTATGGTTATGAGTTATCGCCCCCTACAGATAAGTCTGGCGAGATGGCCAATTTCTATCCGTGGGAAGACTATGTTTTCCTGAAAAGGAGCCCGTCCGTGTTGTGTCATGGTGGGCGAGAGTTTATAGTTGGGGCTTTGGATCAGAATTCGATTTGGAAGTCGTTGGGCTGGGAAATGCCCTCGAAAGAGATTTCACATGCTGATCGTATGGCTCAAGTATTGGATGCGGCGTGTAGGGAGATGGCCCTATACGGTGAAGATGCG